AATCTATAGTACGACTCACTATAGATTCTGGCTTAGAGGCGTTCAGGGTCATAAAAAGCACCGGATCTTCTTCATCTTTTTCACCCGGAACTCTAATTTCCCATCTGTCACCACCCCATTTGGGAACTCTCACATAATCGTCAATCTTCGCCCATGTCCCCTCAGGCCACGGTTCCATCGTGTCACGATTCCTAAAGGCCAAAGGCCCAATCGCAACAACCTTGCCAATCATGTTGTTCCACTTCTCAGCTTCCTTTGTCTCTTCGCCAAGGATAATCCCTGCTTTCGTTGCTTTTTTCTTAATCCTTCGCAACTGGACGATCACGCGCCCACCATACGGCCTCATTCCCGGCTTTACATTCGGAGATGCCCACTCCAAATCTTCTGAATTAGGCTTATCCTCTGCCGCAGCAAACGCAATAATTTTTCCAACTTCACTCATATTCACTCCTTTACGCCATATTTCAGGCGCATAACACGCACTTTTCAGCGCAATAAGAGGAATTAATTACCTGCTTCTTCCTCCAACATATTGTCAATGATGTTCAAAACCGAATTTAAGCCTTGATATTCACCAACAATTCTTTGATAAGCATCCCACGTAACAGGTGTACCAATAGCCAAAGATACTTGCAGCTCTGCTTGGCGAACCTTTATACGATGGATTAATTGCTCAATCATTTATTTCTTTTTTGCTTGCGCCAAACCACCAACAGGCTTGCCGCTGCTCGAGCCACCCTTGGATTGATAACTGGTTCCATCAAGCTTCACGCCCATCGCAATACGCTTGTGTTGGGGAACATTCACACTTTGCTGTTCTGCGTCAGATTTCATGACTTCTCCTTACTGTAGTTGTTGAGGTGAATTTTGCTGCTGTGCTACGTTTTGAATCGTTTCATGCGTTAATTCCGCATTTTTGATAGCAATCTTTGTCTGATTGTCCATCTGGTGTTCAGCCATATCTTTTTGCAACTTCTGTTGTGCAATCTGCAAATCAGCCTGATCCTTCTGCGTTTTTCTCTGAGTTTCAGCCATGCTCGTATCCTTGACAACTTGAGCATCAGGCGGAAGAACTTGAGGTGCTTGTTTGCGCTGATTTGCCATCCCAATCAATTGAGAAAATGCCGGCGCAAATTGCCCAAATACTTCATTGGTATCAAGCATCACATGAGCACCTACAGTTGTGTAAACCTTGTCAATTACAGGTGTCAAAACGTGATTTTCATAATCAGAAATTGGTTTTCCAGTCGCGCTTTCAACATATCCATTACTGCGATTCAAATACCATAACGTCATGTGTTGCTTCAAATGCTCAATAAGATTGTTCAGATAATTAGGATCTGCAAATGGCGATTGTCCCATGAATGGATTCATCGCAAACTGAATATGATCTTGTACATGCGCTATGTGATCTTGTTGCAAATACGCATACGCTGCCTGACCAATAAATAATGCTGCGTTTTCATCCGCAGATGTCCTTTGCTCGGGAGATGGGGTGTTTTTCATCAATTCATTGATGTTTGGAACCTTCATCTGTTTTAGAACTCGTGCCAATACAACAGGCGTGTTAAATTGATCAGGATGCTTTTCCGCCAAAATCAATACAGCTTGAGTTTGCGCCATCCGTTGCGTTTCTGAAAAAATATGCGGATCACTTACAGGCACAACATCAGTATTCTTTGCAAAGTCCTCTCTGCTGATTTCCAAATCAGTCACAACATCAGACTTCTGCATGTCCTCAAAATACCAACGATTAAGCCGGCACAAAACTTTCAATACTCGAGCTTGAGATTGATGCAGCCGCGCATGAATGGCAGAAAATACCGCCGCTCCCTGCTCAATCAATGCCTGCGTAGTCCCAACAGGAGCATTACTAGTAATATCGGAAATCTTTTCCTCGGCGGTGGTGACCACGCCCTTGGCAGCATTGTCGAGCCAGCCAAGCAGCTGGAACAGCACATCGCTGGGCGGGTTGAAGGGCATCGGCATAGCGATCTGTCGAATGTCCTGAACGCCTCTAAATCAGAATCTATAGTGAG